GTCATAGTCAATATATTGTTGTAGTTTAAATTCTTTAGGTAGTTTTGTTATGAAAGATATAACATTATCTTTAAGAGGATTAGGTTCTTTCAATGCAACAAACTTAATCTTATCGCCTTCTTGAATTGCCTGATATTTATTTAATAAGGTGCTGTTCTGTCTCAAGTTTACATTATATAACAAAGCACCTTTTACATGGATTGGTGTGTGTTTTCTGTATATAGTATCTTTACTTTGATATTTCATTAAACCATTTACACCTCTAGGATAAGCAATATCTTCAACAGGTAGATTATTAAACTCTTTTCTAAACTCATCAATGAAATCAATCAAGGCACTTTCATCTTTTGTCATAATAACTTTTAGTGCCTCTTTAATTTTTTCTCTACACGCCTTAGGTGTTGATGATTTAACTGCCTCAATACCCATAATCTTTAGTTTAGGTTCGTCATAGTCAACACCTTCAGAATTATATACATTAAGAATGTATCTTTTCTTGGCAGTCCAGATACCTTTGTTGGCAATCACTTCTTTATCCATCACCATCTTTTGTTTATATGCGTGTGTGTAATCTGCTAACTCTTGATACTTTTGATCTATGAAAGGTTTTAGTTTCTGATCACAAAACTTATCTAATATTCTTACTGTCTTTTTGATATCATCACCTAGACCCATTTTCTTTACAACATCACCCATACGAATATAAATTGAATCTGTATCTGAGGCAACAACATAATCTACCTTATCTGTTTTTAATAGATCATTAAGATATTCATTCACACGCCTTTGAATAAAACGAATAGAATATTGACCTGCAAGAGTAATACCTTCTGCTTGTCTTACATCATAATATCTACAATACTTATTACCTATGGCGCCGTAGGCACTATTTAAAGCAATCTTTCTTGCCATCTGAATATTATTATATCTTGCTATTTCGTTCTGAATTGTTTTATTACTTTTATCTTTTTGTAATTTCTTTTGCTCGGCAATCATCAACTTTTTATATTTACTTCTATCTGTATAATACTTCTCCATCAACTCGCCTAAGAACCCAGGTTTATCGGTTCTAAATATGGCGCCGTTAGGTGTCATAGTTCTTTTTTCAAACTTAGAAAAATCAACTTTACCATTTAACATTGAATCTACATTTGCAAGTTCTGGTTGATGACCTATTATAGTTTCAGGTGATATATTATACTGCATAATTAAATGAGGATACAAACTATTTAAATCATAACTCACAACCCATTCGTGAAAACCTACAATCGGATCTTTTACATAGGCGCCTTCATAAGGTCTTGCACCTTCGTGTTCTTCTTTTTGTGGTATGACCATACCTTTTTCTTTTAAGAAGTTAAATATAATCGCATCCCACATTGTAACCTGTTGGAATACTTCTTGATAATTAACTTTTGCCTCGTATGCCATTGTTAAGTGTAGATCAATAAGTTTCATCTTATCATCTAGTCTATCAACTAATTCTACATCTTGAACATTATAATCTACGAATGACTGGTAGTCCTTGGTGTACCAGTCTTTAAAACTATCATAAGGGTTATCATCTTTATACTCACCGAGTTCTACACCAGCAATATAATCTAAACGATAACTCTCTTGCCTTGAATAAGTATATTTCTTATACAAGTCTAGATAGTCTAAGGTTGATACACCAAGAATATCGTAATAAGGTAATTCATTACCGAATGAACCGCCTTGAGTTTTTGATTCAACAATACCCCAAGGACTTAGTCTTAAAATTTCTGCCTCACCCATTAGATACTTGATACGATTTACAACATAAGTCATATCAAAGAATTTAGAATTCCAACCGGTAACAATATCGGGATCATACTCTTGCCAGAATTTTAAAAATGCTTCGAGCATTTCTCGTTCAGTTGAAAATTTTAGATAGGTAACATTGTCATTTACATAATCGCCTGTGCCGAATACGATTATTTGTTTGTCATTAAGAGACTTTACAGTTATACAAAGTATAGGTTCGATTGTAGTTTTAGGGTCTGGGAAACCGTTCTCACACATTGTTTCAATATCAATAGTTATGATATTGATTTTATCTCGATCCCATTGAATAGGACCTTTAAACTCGTCTGATATGAAAGCATGATGGTGTCTAGTATTGCCAAAGAATTCAAAACCAACAACACCCTCATATTGTTTCAACCACTCTCGTTGATCATAAGTAGAATCAAAAGATACTTTCTCACACGGTCTACCGTCAAGAGTTTTATACTTAGTATCTTTTTTTACTGGTACGAATAATGAAGGTTTATAATTTATTCTTTGTTTGACTCGTTTACCGTTCACGATTGCTCGTGTTAGTAATCTGCCTCTATGGGGAATAACGCTTGTGTAGAACTTCATATATTCATTATAACAAAATTTGACTTAAAAGTCAAGGATTATTCCGTGATTAATCCTTTTGGTGTTTGTATCAAACCACTACCAAAGTTTTTGTTATAATGATTTAGTAAATCTAAACCAGGTTCTTCTACGATAAGTACATCTTCTTTTTTTATATTGATTTCTCTTTTATCTGTGAATGGGAACCAAGGGGCAAATTGTAGTGTGCCTTGTCCTGTTTCGCCAGCACCAACAAATCCTAATGCCATTGGTTTATCCATAGTATAAGAGTCTTTCATTTCACTTACTTTTGCAATAATAAAATCGCCTACTTTTAATCGTAGGACTTTCACTTCACTTTTCGCCATTATTTTTTCCTTTTATTGTTTAATCTAAAGAATATTTTGTGGTGACCACATACTTTCTTCTAGCATTTATCGCCACATTCAATATTCTTATTATCTTTCTATTAAATAAAACAGGAGATTTTTCTTCTCTATCATCTAATAAAAACTCAATATCTGAATATTCAGAACCTGCAAATTCAAAACTTAGATTTACAGCATATCTTTTTTCAGAATAATCATTTAGTCCACCAACATCAACTTTAACTTCTCTTAGTATATCACTAGTTATAGTTTTACCGTTTAATGTCCAGGTAACTTTCTTACCATTCACTTTCATTTTTTCTGCGTGTATCGTTGGTGCAGAGGCGCCGTTACCTGTATCAAACTTGGCAACTAGTTCACCGAATGGTTTTATATTTACAACTTCTAAATATCCACATTGTGTAGAAACTGGATATCTAATATCTTCATCTGCAAAATAATCAACAACTTGTTTTACAATATTTCTTTTAGTCGCTTTCTCAATACCCTCAGTACCTGGTGAATGATTTACTTCTAGTATGTATGGCGGATCTTTTTTAGGATTTTTTGAAGGTATGAAATCAACAGCAGTAAATGATCCGTCAATCGCCTTTGAAGCAAGTAAACATTGTTCTACTTCTAATTCTGATAATTCATATTCTGCAACAGCAGCACCTTGAGATACATTTGATCTGAAATCACCTTCAACAATACTTCTTTTCATTGAGGCAATAATTTTACCACCTAATACAAGAACCCTTATATCACCGTCAGTCTTAATGTACTCTTGAATAAGTAAATCAATATCTGGGTTTTGTGCATAAAGTAATTGTATCAACCCGTCCATTTGTCTTTCAGACTCAACAAATAATACACCGACACCTTTTGAACCCTCAAGTGTTTTCATAATGATAGGATAATCTGTTTCTAAACTTTCAAATGCCTTCTTCCAGTTTTCTTCATTAGGTATCAATGCTGTTTTAGGTTGTGTTAAACCGAAGTCTTGTAGTTTTACATATGATCTATATTTGTCTGAAGATATTTCAACAACCTCTCTACTATTCACCATAGTAATACCAGTTTTTTCTAAACGAGATACTAAGTCTAACCAACTTTTCTTTAGTCTAACTGAACCTCTAACGATAGCAACTGTATCATCACGACTTATTTCAAATCCTTTTTCGTCACCCTCATTGTATATTGTATATACACCATTATCATAATCTATAAAGGCGCCTTCAACTTGTACAACATAAACTTTGTGACCTTGTTTCTCACCCTCTTCTTTAAATCTTCTAGCAGTACGAAATAACTTTTGTCCCTCTGGTGCAGGATCAGCAGAGACAACTAATATCTTATACTTCTTTGATTTTTTCTCTTCGGTTATGAAGTCGTTAAACTTAATTGGTTTCATCTACCTTTTTACCTATATTATATTTCGTTTCTAAAGACCAGTTACCTTTGTCTTTAAATGAAATAACTTTTATTTGAGATAATGGTGCTTTGTTCTTAGCATTATCTGGATTTATTATACTAATTAAACCCCAATCTGATAGTAATTGTGCTATCGTATTTCTTCTCTCAATATCGTTATCTGATAGGTTACTATGTTTGCCATCTAGGGCAAATAATTCTTTGAAATGCACTATGAAATATCTACCTTGCTTGTGTAATATATGGCAAGATTGAAATAGTTTTTTATCTTTTCTTGACGCAACACCTATTCTTGTTAGTGTCTCTCGAACCTTCAGAAAATCATCAGGTTCTTTTAAGGAGACCTCGAGCATACTCTCTGGACTCCATTGTGTTTCCTCACTCATTTTGTTCCACCTTTAAATAATTTTTCTTTGATATATTTTATCTGATCTTTAGAGAGGATCTTTAAAGCGTCTTTTGCTTTATCATTACTGAACCCATAATACTCTTTAACCACATCAATATCCTTTAATTTAGACGCTCTCACAAACGGACTAAATCGTTTCTTTTTTCTAACACTATTTATGTAAAACTGGAATTGTATATCTTTATCTAAGGTATGATGACGATTCATCTCATTCGCCAACATAAGAGTATCAGTAAAGGCAGACATAATCTTATTGATGATATAGGCAGGATATTTCTTTGCCCACATCTGGTCGTCTGACTTAACTAAATCCTCTTTGGTGTAATTGATTGCGTTAAGATAATGTTTTAGTTCATAAGGATTTGACATAATCTAGCATAGTTTGTGGATCAGAAACCTCATATGGGTCGCCGTTTACTCCTTGATTATTTATGCCATCCTCTACGAACATCTTTTTAACTATGCCGTTTATTATAAATGAGGAGTGTCGCCACGATCTAAGACCGAAATTAAGACTAGGTTTATCTACTAACATTCCTAATTGTCTTACTACACCACCATCACCATCAGGTATTAGTTTTACATTTTTGATACCCAAATCTTTACCCCAAGCATCCATTACGAACATATCATTTACTGATAGGCAATAAATGTCATCAACCTTTCCAGTATCCATAAAAAGATTATACATATCTTCATATGCCGGTAATTGTTTACTTGAGCAAGTTGGTGTAAATGCACCTGGTAGACCAAACATAACAATTCTTTTGTTATAGAATAGATCCTCCATAGGTTTCATTACTGTATGACCATCTTCACGAAATAAAAGATCATTGTTAAACAATTTAATATTTGTTTCCATAATATAATTTTCCTTATTTAAATTTACATTGAGACATAATCTCAGTTAGGCAGGCAACAAGATTAACTTCTTGATCTGCCACAAAAGCAGACTTATACGAATAGTCTGCCAATATTAATACAGCGTGAGGTATAGTTTCTGATTCTAAGTTCTCATACATTGTATCATATATTCGTCTGAATACTACAACAGGATCATTATCTAGATTATTGACTACCCATTTTCTCATATTGGTAAAGTCTTTTTCTTTTAATAATGATATAAGTTTGTTTAAGTTATCATCTGAAATATTTGCTAGTATACCTGTATCTATCTTACCACTTACAGAATACCTTTGTAATTCATTTAGTATTCTTCGATAGTCAGGGAAATGTTTGTTAATGAGTTCGGCAACAACTGCCTCATCAAACGGTATTGATTGTTCTTTAAGAATAATGCCGACCTTGGCAAAGAGTTTACTTGCAAGGACTGGTCTATCTTTGTTGGCAATCTTGAAATCTATTGTTGAAAATCTACTATGTAATGGTTCAATAAGTCTATTCTTAAAATTACAAGTAAGAATAAATCTACAATTCTTGTGGAACTCTTCTATGAAACCACGCATAGCAGGTTGAGTAGATTGTGGATTTAGATAGTCTGCCTCATCTAGTATGACAACCTTCTTACCGCCTGATAATGATACTGTGGAGGCAAAGTTTTTGATTTTGGTTCGAAGGGTGTCAATACCAGACTCTTCAGAACCGTTGATAAACATATAGTCAGCATTCATCTGCTCACATAATGCTCTTGCAACGGTAGTCTTACCACACCCAGGAGGACCTGCAAGTAGTAAGTTTGATATCTCACCTCTATCTACAAAGGACTGAAAGGTCTCTTTTATATCTGTCGGTAAGATACACTCATCAATAGTTTGTGGTCGATATTGTTCGACCCATAAGAAATCACTCATCAATTTAACTTTCCATAATATTGTTTATACCAGGTTACAAACTTTTCAATACCTCTTGTATAATGTACCTTAGGATCATAACCCATATATCTCATTGTGCTGATATCACCCCAGGTTTGCATAACCTCAGCAGGGTGTTTATCAACTAAATTATAGTGACCTTTGATACCTAAATTAGTTTCAATGGCAACTACCATATCCATAATATATACAGGTTGACTATTTGCTATATTATAGATATTACTTTTCTCATTATTACCTAGTAAAACTAGGATACCATTAACAGCGTCATCAATATAAGTAAAATCTCTTTTCATTTTACCGTGACCATATATTGTTAATTTATTGCCCTCAATGATATCTTTTGTAAATGAATGAACCGCCATATCTGGTCTGCCGTAAGGACCATAGACTGTAAAAAATCTCATACCATAATGTTTAGGTATTTTACTAGATTTAAATTGACACTCATTAACATACTTAGACCAACCATAAGGACTACTAGGATGATAGTGTTCCTTTGTTGTATCTTTCCACGGCAACTCTTGACCTTCCATCACACAAGAAGTTGACGCATATAAAACTTTTTCTATTTTAAATATTTCACAAGACTCTATTAATCTTTGCGTTACCGCTATATTATTAATTACATAATCAAGAGGATCTTCTAAAGACATTCTCACATTAGAATATCCTGCTAGATGAATAACAGCGTCAACATCTTTTATATAGTCATAGAAATCAAAATCCATAATATCTCTTTCTATGATTTTGATATTTCTTTCTTCTAATATTTTTTGCCTTGATCTTTTTAAACTAACATCATAAGTATCATTAAAACTATCAACACCAAGAACTTCGTGATCTTGACTTAATTTTAATGCAGTATGAAACCCAATAAAACCAGAAATGCCAGTTATAAAGATTTTCAAATTAACCTCCGAATGTTATTACTAAAGCAACGAACACTAAAGCAATTAATAGACAAAACATATCTTCACCCATTAAGTCTTTTTTTCCCATAGGATCTTCTCCGTGCTTATTGAGTTTTCTCCTACTCATTCGTGTTCGCCACCTTTGCCTCTAAGACTTGTGGATATTCTTTCTTTTCTTACTTGTCTAAAGTAGATTGCAGTTAGTACAGTCATTGTTATAAGAGCAGCGTGAGCAAATGCTGATATACCGAAAGCATAGATATTCTCTACAATATAAATGCCAAACACAGCAGACCACATCCACGCTAATACCTGCATAGACATAAACTTAACCTGAAAAGGTAAATTTTTCAAGGCATTCTTTTTATCATTCATTATGACATCATACTTATCTTTTAGATCATTCATATTATCCTCAGTATTTGTTAAAGTGTTTTATTAAAGACTCTAGTTTATCTTCAGCGTGTGCTAAATGTTCTAGTTTCTTTTCAGCAGTAGCAATATAATCAATATGCTCAGCGACACCAATAGGATTACGCAAAAAGACCTCTAGGTCTGATTTTGCTGCCTCTACATCTGCCTCTAGTTTCTTCTTTAATGCGTTTGCTATCATCTGTTTATTTTACTATCTGGTTCTAGTGCAATCCAATACTCAATAGGTTTCACTTTATTTTTAAAGTGTGATATTGATTTACTAGAAACAGCAACATCATAATCGCCTGGTACGATCTTTAAATTCTCAATCTTAAAATTAAATGTGAAGTCAGCATTTGCAGTACCCACAGTTTCTTCATAAGAGTTTGCAGAATTCTTTTTATCGTGAACTTTTAGAATTAAATCATCACCGGATTTACCAACTAATGATAGATCAGGCAACTTCATAATCGCTGACATTTTCATAAGTTTTGAAAGCACATCATTCTTTAATTCAAAAGAAACCTCGGCGTCTGGCATTACAACTTCTTTTTGAGGTGCAACTACCACACTTTCATCTGAATAATAATATTTTGCCTTAGACTTTGAACCTTCGGTACCAACAGTCATAAATTTTTCATTACTCATATCAATATCAGGTTTATCTATTGCAGATACAATACCTAATAATTCTGATAGATCATATATAGCAAACTGTTTATCAAACGACTCAGTTATCGTTGCCTTTGCTAATATATTCTTCATTGTTGAGATAGTAGATAATTCACTACCTGGTTTCACTAGAATATTAGTATTGATCTCTGAAAAGTTTTTCAATACCTCTAGTGTTTGGTCACTAACTTTCATCATTTGTTTCCTCACTCATTAATAAAATTATATAATGGACTGCTTTTAACAGGTCAGTCCTATTGTACCCGTTCTTCTTGCCGTACCTACACAAATATTTAATTGCATTTGCTTGGCAAAAATCTTTATTGATATTCAGGTGTCTCAAGATATCTTGAACCTGAAAACCCTCATCTGTTGTTGAATAATGTTGTTGATAAGTAGACTCTAAATAAGTCTTAATTTCATCTATAATTTTTTCTTCACCGTATTTCATAATCACCTTTTTCATAATATAGTGGGTATTGTTTCTGTCTGTAATAAATCACGACAAGGTACAATACCCATAACCTGTGGTGTCTCTTAGCAAGACACTCTACCTCTAATAGGACTTACGAATTGCCTATCAGTACTATTTATACGATTAGTTAGAGTAAGCGTATTTAGTACCATATAATGCGTTGATACCTGCAGCAACAATCGCTTTTGTAGGTGTACCAATTCTATAAGAAGTGTTATTACCATTAGTACCAGTATTCTGGTTAATGTAGATCATATGACCTTCACTTCTTAATTGGTCAATCATCGCTCTAGGTGAAACTAGATCGAATCTTGATCTTAGGGTTTTCCAGAAAACTGGTTGCCCTTTTGATAAAAGGTTTAGTACCTTTTGTTTTTTTGATAGTTTTGCTCTCGCCATTTTCCTATCTCCTCTTTCGTTTTGCGGTCTCACATTATTACATTTCAATTCGCTGACCGCTAGCGAACTTGAAAACCATTTGAAAGAATTAAGCACGCTCTCTCCTTCTTCTCATTCTTCGCTCTTTAGCAACCCGTCTTAAACTTTCTTTATGTTTTCTTTGTCGTTTAAGACTTGGTTTTTCATATGCCTCTCTCAATCTCAACTCTCGAAGGATGCCTTCCTTCATTAACTTTTTCTTTAACTGGCGTATTGCCCGTTCAACATTATTACCCTTGACTGTTACCTGCACCATACTCTTTATCTATTTGTTGTTTTATATAATCCATAAACCAAGGGTTATCTACGAACACTTGCATTATACCATTTGCCATTGTATTGACAATCTTTTCTTCTTTGTTAAATTTTTCCATTGTCTCAACCATACCATATTGATATACGATACCGTGCATAACTTCGTGAAGTAAGGTATTGGCGCCGTGTAGTGTTTCAACATAATCACCTCTTAGACCTATCTTACGATCATTATTAAAAAATTCACCAACTGCTTCTTCAGTAGTAGCAAAAGTCTCAGGCCAGATATCAATATCATATTTCTGATAACCGATTTTAATTTGTTTTTCTATTTTACTCATATCACTATTATACAAAATTTTTTATCATTAGTCAAGCACTATATACAAATCCCCACCAAATACCATTACAATATTTGGTGGGGCAAGGACTATGATAAATTTTAGAAGTTTTGATTATCTACTTCCTCCTCATTATCATTGGATTCTTGTTCTATTTCCTCTTGCCCATAGTTGGTCACATCTTCCCCAGCGTCAACTTTGGTATAAAGGTCTAAGAAACTTGCTTTGGTATCGTCATCAAATCTATTAGTACACATCTCAATAGACTTCATTTTGTCTTTAAAGATTGAGTATGCCTCAACAATGTGGACTAATCGTCTGGTAGATACGATCTCATCAATACCACCATCATAGTAGGTTTTTCTAATCACATCTGCCCAGGTCACTAGGTTTTTAGTAAACTCTTCGGCAGTTTTATTGACAAGGTCTTTAGTTTTAAGAACATTCTCTAGGATCTTATTCTCGATCTTAACAGTAGGATAAGATTGTTCTACTGTAATAGGAAATCTCTCAAGGAATGCTTCGTTCAGCACATTGGTACCGATAAACTTGCCACTCTCTGATCCCTGCCCTTTAGTATTGGCAGTAGCAACGACTGTGAACCCGTCTTTCGGAGCAACAAACTTGTTAATCTTTTTAACATAAATGCCGTTGCCTTCTAAGATAGGTTGTAAACACATAATCTTATTTGAAGCAAGGTCAATCTCATCTAAGAGAAGAACAGCGCCTCTTTCCATCGCTTCGATAACAGGACCGTTTTGCCACACGGTGTCGCCGTCTCTCAGTCTGTATCCCCCTAAGAGATCATCCTCATCAGTCTCAATGGTAATATTAACTCTGATTAATTCTCTTTTCAACTCAGCGGCCGCTTGGGTCACATTTAAAGTCTTACCGTTACCGGATAATCCAGTAATAAACATAGGATAAAACTGTTTAGATTTTAATATTGATTTAATATCTTTGAAATAACCCCAAGGTACAAATTCTGAGAATTTGTTTGGCACAACTTTACCCTCTAGACTTGAAACGATATATGCTGCTTTGGTTTCAACTTTATCGTTTACATCAACTTTGGTGGGTACGATAATCTCTTTTTCTAGATCACTTGAAACAGCAACTTTATCATTAATAGGTAATTGATATTTACCTCTAGATACTTTATATTGATCAGTTTTTAACCAACCTTGATCTTTATAACCATTTTCTTTGGTAAAATTATTGATATCGGTTCTTGAGACGATATCAGTACCGAAGGATTTGTACATCTCTTCGACAAATTGTTTTTGAATTTCATTCATATATAGTCCTTTGTTTTAATTTATACTTAAATGCTATCATATTTTGATAGACTTTGCAAGGGAAAAGCGACTGAAATAATCGTTATATAACAATCGCTTATCACTTTTTTTATAAGTGTTGCAAAAATATCACACTTATTTTCAAGAAAATTAGTCAATATTCCCAACTACTTCACTTGATTCGGTAGACACCACAACTGATTCGTTGGGTTCAACCTTTGCTTCTGCTTCAGAATAGGTCTCAATACCTTTCAGTTCCTCAACCGTAGGTAGTCTATATTGAC